TCGTGGTGCTGCTAAGAGCATGTACGGGTCCACGATTCAGGCATACTACGAAACCGTTGATCCGTCAGCGACTCAGCAGATTACGACGGCTCCTACAATGAAACAGGCGGACGAGATACTGTCTCCGATCCGAACGGCTATTACAAGAGCAAGAGGACCATGGTTCAAGTTCCTGACAGAAGGGTCGATCAACAACACTACTGGATCGAGAGCCAATCGAGTGAAGCTGGCCTCTACCAAGAAGGGCATCGAGAACTTCCTGACTGGATCACTGCTTGAGATACGACCGATGTCCATTGACAAGCTTCAGGGATCCAGGGCCAAGATCTTTACGATAGACGAATGGCTTTCTGGAGACGTCAAAGAGGACGTAATAGGTGCTGCTGAGCAGGGTGCGTCTAAGAATGGCGACTACCTGATCGTTGCCATGAGCTCTGAAGGAACTGTACGAAACTCTGTTGGAGATACAATCAAAATGGAGTTAATGGACATTCTCAAGGGCAAATACTACAACCCTCATGTTTCGATCTGGTACTACAAGCTCGACGACATTAAAGAAGTAGACAATCGTGAGATGTGGGTTAAGGCTAATCCGAACCTCGGTAAGACTATTTCTTACGAAGTCTACGAGCTGGACAAAGAGCGAGCCGAGAATGCACCGGCCACTCGAAATGATATTCTGGCAAAACGATTCGGAATACCGATGGAAGGCTACACGTACTTCTTTACGTACGAGCAAACCATTCCACACCGCAAACATGAGTATTGGAATATGCCATGCTCAATGGGCGCTGACCTTTCACAGGGCGATGACTTTTGCGCGTTCACATTTCTATTCCCAATCACATCGGATTGCTTCGGCGTAAAGGCTCGAAGTTATATCACCGAGAGAACCTATCACAAATTACCCTCAGCAACGAGACACAAATACGACAGTTTTATCGAAGAAGGAACCCTCATTATTATGGATGGTTCCATTCTTGACATGTCTGAAGTGTATGAAGATCTGGATCGTTACATTACGACTGTTGCACGCTATGACGTTCGCTGTATGGGTTACGATCCGTATAACGCAAGGCAATTCGTTGAGGCCTGGACTCTGGACAACGGCGAGTTTGGCGTTGAGAAGGTTATACAGGGATCTAAAACCGAGTCGGTTCCGCTTGGCGAAATACGGCAGCTTGCCGAAGACCGTAAGCTACTGTTCGATGAAGACATAATGCAATACTGCATGGGAAACAGCATTGTGCTGGAAGACACTAACGGTAACAGGAAACTATTGAAGACAAGGTACGACGCGAAGATCGATAACGTAGCGGCACTAATGGATGCATTCGTTGCCTATAAGCTTTATCGTGAAGCGTTTGAATAGGAGGTAATTCCGATGAGGCTAACCTGGGACGATGTCGGCGCTAGACGGTTTCGTGCTGGTATCGACCGCGGAGTTTTATACCCCCTGTACGATGATGGATATGCTGAAGGAATCGCATGGAATGGTCTGATCGGGATCGATGACGGCACGTCTGGCCATGACAAAACGCTTCTGTATAATGCGGATCGACGAGCGGTTGTGCTGTTCAATCCGTATGAACATGGCGGTACTATCAGGTGCTACACATATCCTGATGCATTTGAAGAGTGCATTGGCAATGAAGAAATTGTGCCGGGACTATATGCGACCGCTCAGGAGCAGGTGCCGTTCGGGCTAACATATCGGGTTCTAATTGGTAACGACACGCAAGGTCTGGCACACGCATATGAGCTGCATTTCATATACGGTGCTTATGTGTCAAATGCTTCCACGGCGGTGTCAACAGTTGGCGGTGATAGTTTGGCACAAGAAATGTCGTTTGGTTACGAGAGTATTGTCGAGGAGGCAATCAACAACGCTCCGACAGCTCATCTTGTTTTGAGCTCACGTTTTGCGTCAAGTGAAGGACTTGCCACGATCGAGGACACGCTTTACGGCGACGCTGATAATCCGCCGCGTTTGCTGTTGCCTGATGAACTCTACGGAATTATGTATAAGACGCAGCCGATTCCAGACGAATACAAGTATTATCCACACAACTTCAGGCACCCGCAAGATGCAGTATATCCGTTGTCGAAATAGGGAACTTGGGAGACACGATAATGAACATTAAAGACAGACTTCTATCCGGCTGGAACGCCTTTATGGGAAGAGATCCGACCCCAAAGACGTCGGCACCAACATTCATAACGTCGTTCAGACCGGATAAGGTAACGCTGACAAGAGGCAGCGAACGAACGATAATCAACTCGATCCTTAACCGTATAGCGGTTGATGCAGCGTCCATAACGATAGAGCACGTCAACCTCGATGAGCATGGTCGATACAAAGAACCGAGGCTATCGAAGCTAAATGAATGCCTTACAGTTGCGGCCAACGTGGACCAGACAGCCAGAGCATTCATGGAAGATGCCGTAATGTCTCTTCTAGATGAAGGGCATATCGCAATCGTTCCGACAAGGGCTACTGATAACCCTATCATGACGTCTTCGTATGATGTCGGAGAACTCCGTATTGGTAAGGTCGTCAAATGGTATCCGTATCATGTGACGGTAAGCCTGTACAACGAAGATACCGGCGAAAAAGAGGATCGAACATTTCCAAAGCACATGGTTGCACTTCCGGAGAACCCATTCTATTCGATGATGAACGAGCCGAACTCGATCTATCGACGGCTACTTGTAAAGCTTAGACAGCTCGACAACATCGACAGCGAATCCGCATCAGGCAAGATGAACATTATCTTGCAGCTTCCATATTCAACCAAATCAAGCTTCAGACAGGAGCAGGCCAGACAGAGGCAGGCTGAAGTAGAACACGAACTGACTACGTCGAAGTATGGTATCGCATACATCGACGCTAATGAACGTGTCATTCAGCTTAATCGGGCTATCGAGAATAACTTGTTTTCGCAGGTCGAATACTACACGAATCTGCTGTTTTCGCAGCTCGGTATGCCAATGGCTGTATTCGATGGCACTGCGGACGAGAAGGTCATGCTCAATTACCAGAACCGGATCATCGAGCCGATTGTATCCGCTATTGTCGATTCCATGAAGTGGAAGTTTCTGTCGCCTACTGCTAGAAGTCAGGGACAGACGATCATGATGTTTAAGGATCCGTTCAAGCTGGCTCCGGTTAACGACATTGCAAACAACGCTGACAAGTTCATTCGTAACGAAATCCTTACGAAGAACGAGTTCAGACAGATCATCGGGTTCAAACCGTCTGCCGATCCTACGGCGGATCAGTTGTCGAATCCTAACATGCCTGTCAAGGATCAGAACACTCCGGACAAGGCTGTTGAAGAAGAGGAAGTAATCGAAGAACAGATGTAATTCAAGCCTCTGAGAGTCAATACGCTTACGAAATAGTTACATGGCAAAAAGACAGACGCTATTTGCTAACACGACCGTTGACTAAGTATTGAGACGATTAGAGCACGAAAGGAAAATTCAAAATGAGCAAAAAAACCTACGACTTTGGTGGGTGGGCCTCTGAATACGGAGTGGTTTGCGGCGACGGCAGAACCATCCTGTCTGGAGCATTTGCAGATCAGGACGGCGATGATGTGCCTCTTGTATGGGGACACGATCACTCAGGGCCGAAGTCAATTCTCGGATACGCTCATATCGAGCATACCGATAGAGGACCGTATATTTATGGCTCATTCAATGACACAGAAGATGGGATGTATGCGAAGGCCGCTGTAAACCACGGGGACATCAGATTCCTGTCGGTATTTGCGGATCATCTCACGACTAAAGGAGCTAACAGAGACGTCGTTAAGGGCACCATCAAAGAGGTTAGCCTCGTGCCGTTCGGTGCGGCAAATCCTGGAGCATATATCGACCAGGCTGTGATCGCACACGGTGACGGAACGTATAGCGAGACCGAAGATCAGGCTTACATTACGACTGGTCGATCGGTAGATATCGGTGATGCCATTATTGCACATGCCGATAGCGGAAAGGAGAAAAAAGTGGCAGACGACACCAAGAAAAAAGGCGCTTCTGATGCTGCCGATGCCGATGACGGAATCGACGTTCAGGAAGTTCTCGACAATATGGATGAAGACCAGCTTGCCGTAGTTGATTACATGATGGAAGAAGCTGTAAAAGCTGCTCTTAGCGAGCAGTCTGGCGACGATGATGAAGATGATGATGAAGATGCCGATGATGACGGCGATGACAGTGTCCAGCACTCAGATGAAGGAGGCAACATGAAGTATAACGCATTTGAAAACGATTCCGCACCAAGAAAAGACGTTCTCATGCATTCCGATCAGCAGGCTATCCTGGAGATGGCGAAAGATCGTCGCGTAGGTTCTTTCCGGACCGCAATGCAGGAATACATGGAAGAGAACGATTTTATCCAGCACGATGATAACCCGACTTTCGTTGGCGGCAATACCGTAGTCGGAGGTCCGGTTCCGGTAGGCGGCTTTGACAACCAGACCGCTATTGACAGCAGAGGCTACACATCCTTCACCTCTGTGCTGCCTGAATTCCGGGAGTTCAACGGGATGAACCCCCCTCAGCAGATTACTCCGGAATGGGGCTGGGTCGACAACGTAATGAATAAGGTTCATAAGGCTCCGTTCTCCCGGATCCGTACTTCTTACATTGACCTGCGTGAGTTCGAAGAGAGCCTGCGTGCCAAAGGCTATGAGAAGGGTAAGTATAAGAGCTATACCGGTCAGATTGCGATCGCCCGGCGTGAGACTGAGCCGCAGACGATCTATGTTAAGAACGCCCTGCACAAGGATGATATCGTTGATATCACCGATTTCGATTATGTAAATTACCTGTATCAGATCGACCAGCAGATGTACAAGGTCGAGCTTGCCAACGCGATCCTGTTTGGTGACGGCAGGAATGTTGATGATCCGGACAAGATCAAAGAAGATCATATCCGTCCGATCTGGACTGACAATGACATCTACACAATTCACTATGACATGACGAACGACAAGACGAACATCCAGGGCAGCAATACGTCCGGATACTTCGGCGCCAACTATGTCGAGGCTGAAGCGCTGGTCAACGCTTGCCTGTATGCTCGTGAGACTTACAAGGGCACCGGCACCCCGGATATGTTCATTGATCAGCATAAGCTGAACGTCATGCTTCTGGCTCGTGACCGCAATGGTCGCCGTATCTATGCTTCCAAGGCTGAACTTGCGACGGCGCTGAATGTCGGTCAGATCTTCGTCTGCGAGAAGATCAAGAACAAAGTCAGAACCAAGGGTGAAGGCGCTTCCGCCAAGCAGATGCAGTTGCACGCCATTATCGCCAACCTCGCAGACTACGCGATCGGCGCTACCAAGGGCGGCCAGGTGACACACATCACTCAGTTCGATATTGACTTCAACCAGCAGAAGAGCCTGCTTGAAGGCCGTTGCTCCGGTGCTCTGACGAAGCTGTATTCTGCGATCGTCATTGAGGAAGAGGTTACATCTGGCGGCGAAGAAACAACGGACCCTACCCAGGTCTGATCTATCCGGCAGTCGATCTGTATCCGGCGAACCCGTAACAATTCAAAATGGAGGTGACTCATGGCGAAATTCTTCGGCAAGGTTGGATTCATAAGATACGAAGAAACTGAAGGCAGCGTCTACAAAGAGGTCGCTACCGAAAGAGACTACTACGGTGACAGCTACAAGCTTTCCAGACGGTACGTATCGTCCGACAAGGTCAACGATAACCTCGTTCTGAGCGATGAGATCAGTATTGTTGCCGATGCTTTCGCATATGAGAACTTCCAGTATCTTCGTTACGTCAACTATCAGGGCGCCAACTGGAGTGTTTCTAGTGCTAGAGTCGAGCGCCCAAGAATTATCATGCAGATTGGAGGTGTATACAATGGCGAGGAAGGACCGTCGACTGGAACTTGATGCAAAGTTTAAAGAGATGACCTCCAATGTCTACTACCA